CGGCGGTAGGGGTCAGGATGGTGTTAGCCATGATTCACTTTCAAAAGGGTTTGCCCTGCTTGCGCAGTGCGTAGAACTTGGCCGCCCAGGCTTCCGCGCTGTCCTTGTCGGAAAGCGCCGTGTCGCCCGCCGTTGCCTTGACAGGCGTGATCGGCTTCGGGGCGTTTGAACGGGGTGGCTCCTTCGGCTTGCTCATCTCCATTTCGAGACGGGCAATTCGTCGGGCCTGCTGAAAAGGTGTCAAGTCCGCGAGTTCGGACGCCAGGTCGGGATCGCTCCCGATGTAGTGCAGCAATGCGGCAGGGTCGTCGGCAGACAGGCACACCTCGCCCAAAGGCGTTGCGCGTCCTACCTGATCGAACAAAGGGCCGGCTTCTCGGGAGACAACGACGAGTGCGGCCTTGAAGTTCTCAAAGCGCTTCTCGCCATCCTTTGCGATGCCGTTGGCCTTCTCCGAGATCCGCTCGATCTTTGCGATTTCTCGCGCCAATGTGAGAGGGTCAGGGGCGTTCTGATGCTGCTGCTCAGGCGCTTCGTACTGCGCGAGCTTTTGCGCCAACTCCTGCGCCTTCTGCTCTGCCTGCTGTGCGCGGGCCTCGGCTTGGTAGCGGGTAGCTGTGACGCGATCTACGCGGCGTTGCAGGCTCTTGACGGTCTTGTCGCGCGGATCTTCCGGCGTCTCGTCAGGCTCTGGCGCTGCGGTTTCCGGGTTGACGATCTCCGGGGTTACGTCGGTTTCAGGCGCAGGGTTTTGCGTCTCTGCGTCAGGCGAGACGGGATCGATTGATTCCATTGCTTCCGAGTCATGCCAAAAACCTGTGGCAAGTCAGGTGCAGGACGAAAAAAAGCCCCGGGGGTTAGCCGGGGCTGTAAGTCGCTCTCTGCGGGATCGTTAGCTCTGCAAGTCCTGTTGGACGTTGCCTGCCAGTTGCGGGGGCGGTTGCATACGCTGGATCAGCATCTGAACCACGCCCTTCAATTCCTCGATGTCTCGGCGTGCGTCGTTGTCCATCTCTGCCTTGGCGAGAGTGGTCTGCGAGCGCATCTGCTCGATCTGCATCTTTTCTTGTGCGCCGCTCTCGGCTTGCTGGAGAGCCTGGCGAAGCTGCTGGATCTCCTGCGCGGCCTGCTGAAGCGTCTGCATCACCTCGGGCGGCAGTTGCTGCTGCCCTTCTTCTTCCTGCTCGGCCTGGATCACCTGCGGCGGCAACATGGCCTTGAACCGCTTGGCGATCTTGTCCGCCTCGGGGAAGTTGCGCATCTTCACCCAGACATCACCCAGCATCGCCATGAGTTGCGGGTTGCCGTTGACGATCTCGCCAATCTCGGTTGCCGCTTCGACCTGACGGGTGGAGTACGCAGGGCCAACAACGCAGCGAACGTCAAAGCGGCCGACAGACGGGTTGATGATGATCTGCTCTCGGCCATCCATGCCCTGCATCTTCTGATACCCACGCGGGGCGTTAGGGTCGATGCGCACAAACGAGGGTTCGTCATCCTCGCCAATGATGCGGATCACCTGCTCGGCGTCGTAGATGACAGGCCAGACACCCGTAAGCACGCGCCCGAGGTGGCTGATGCTCAGTGCCAGATTGTCGATGTAGTGATACGAGCCGACATCGGCTTTGTCTTGCAGCGCCATGACAGCGCGGCCCGACTGATCGTTCGGGTTGTTGCCGATGCTGGCCTGATACATGCCGAGCGCGGCCTGAATGTCCAGCCGTGAACGCTCCGAGAGTTGCGTCCAGCCCGTTGCGATGCCTGCGGGGCTGATGCGCTCGGGCTTCTGGATGGGGTTGCCCTGCTCGTCTATCGAGTTCCACGGCAGATAGGCAAGGTTCCCACGGTTCGCCATGCGCCATTTGGACTCATGACCCTCAATCGCCTCAACGGACGCAATCCACGGCGCTTTGGGGCCTACTGCGACCGCCTCAAACTCAGAGTTGCGCTCGAAGTTGTAGGTGATCTGCGCGTCCTTGGCTGTGCGAACGCATCCACCGAGACGGCGCTTGCCCTTTTCCCATGTCTCGTTGCCAAGCACGGGGAAGATGGGCACGAACTCGCCCGGGAAGACGGTTTCCTCCAGCACTTGTTCGCCGCTGATCTTGTACCACTCGACCTTGCGCACGTTCTTTGCAGACGCCTCGGGGCGGATGGCGGGATCTACCTGCCCCTGCTGCGATGCCGTCCAGTAGTCATCCTCGGACATTTCCTGCCCGCCGACGATCAGCACGTTTTCGGTGCTCTCGACAACGCGGAAATACTCGCAGATGCGTACATGATCCTTGCCGAACCAGCCGTCAGAGTCCCAATCGGAGACTTCAGCCTTCGGCCAACGCTTCTCAAACGTCTTGCGCGGCATCGTCTGCTCGACAAAGCCCCACATCATGTCTGACCCGTCCACCTCGGTGAAGTCGGGATCAGGCAACACAGACTCAAAGTCCGTGACGCGCACCAGCTTTGCGCAGACCTTGCCCTGAACAGGTGAGGTGCGGTCTTCCTCGGTGATGAGCCGGAAATAGCCGAGACCACCGCGTGTGGCCTGATCCAGCGCCGTGATGTAGCAGACATCAGCGCGGGACTCGTACTCAGCCTGCCTTGCAAGCCCTTGCAGCACTTCAGCCAACTCAGGATCAGACTCATCATCGACCGGCAGGAACTTCATGGCGGGCTTGTTGCGCCGCGCCGTGTTGATGACCTGGCGGACGTACTGGCCGATTTGGTCAAACGTCAGGCAAGGCCGCGCTCCGCCGTCTGCGTTGGCACGTTCCCGCTTCACATCCTCGGGCCACTGCTGCGGGTCGGTCGGGTCGGAGAAGTTCAGGTCAGCACGAATCGCGGAATAGATCTCTCCCCAAGACTCCTTCGCGTATTCATAACGCTCCCGAGCTTCGGTGATGATCTTTTCGCGCTTTTTCATTACATGCTGAGGTAGCTTCTGGCTTCCCGGTCTGGTTTGTCTGGAACGATGACGCGTTTGATGGTGCGCCGTGCGGCTTCGCAGGCGTATCTCAGTGCGTCGATCACATGGTTGTCTTTGTCTCGCAGCTTCGGGATCACCTGCCCTGTGAGCGGGTCTGTCTCGTAGCTGTACAGCGTCAGTTCGTCTATCGTGTGCTGGCAGCGCGGATGAACCACGATGTCGAAGCTACGCAGGAACTCAATGCCTTCTTCTAGGCTGCGCGCTCCCTTGACTGCCGGGAGCATCCGCTTGAAGCCGTGCCGCTGCATGTAGCTGATCGTTTCCGGCCTGGCACTGTCTGCCGTGGTCGTCCACTTCTCGGCGTCTGCCAGCGTGCGGAACAGGTCAGGCAGGAAGTCGATCTCGCAGCCGACCCGGTAAACCTCGTCGATCACATACAGCTTGCGCCCGACGATGGCGCACTGGACTAGAACGCTCGGGTCAACCGAGAAGCCCCAATCCGCGCCCTGCCGGATGATCCACTCGGGATCAGTCTCGAACTCCTCGATCTGCCAGTTCGTGAAGACCCTCGCCTCTGAGTTGCGCTCGTACTCGCCAAGCCACACATGGGCGAACTTGTCCGGGTCGCGCTTCTGGTCGTACTCAAGTTCAGCCTTGAGGACATCAGGCAACCATGGATTGTCCCGATAGTTCGCCTTCACCACGATGGCACTAGGCGGCGGGCTCTCGCCCCTCAGCAGCGTGTCTACGGGATCTGTCTCAAGCCTCGGATTCCATGAGAACCAGAGTTCAGAGTTCGGCTTGCGGATCGTCGGCCTGAGTAGATCCAGACTGCGCTGGCTCAAACTTTGGGCCTCCTCGACCCAAGCGACATCAAAACCTTCGAGCGATTTTATGGAATCAGCCGTGTGGTTCTGCATGCCCTCGAAGATGGTGATGCCACCGTTCCGAGAGATAACCCGTTTGTCCTGAACGTCGAAGTACGCGCCGACATTCAGCGCTTCGATCTTGCTTTCGAGTAGCTTCTTGACCGACTGATTCAGCGTGCGCTGCACTTCTCGGATGCACACAGCGTCGATCTTGCGCATGATCTGCTGTTCGATCAGCAGTTCCGCAAAGAAGTGTGACTTGCCGGAGCCTCGTCCGCCCCAAGCGCCTTTGTATCGGCTTGCGTGTAGAAGCGGCTCGAAGACTTCGGGAGTCTGTATCTCAAGCCGCACGGATGATGCTGCGGACGATCTCCTTCACGGAGTCGCCTACTTGGTGCGTCTGCTCGATCTTGTCCCCATACACCTTCGGCTTGAGCTTGGACGCGGCCCACATACGGGCGTCTATCCTCAGCTTCGAGCGGCGGGGGTCTTCATCCGGGTCGTCTGCAATGCGCAGGATGTCATCAAACAGTACATCGGCTTGCGCTTCCCTCGCGCGTGTGTACTTCTCCGAAAAGTCGCTGTCTGCCTTGAGCCAAGTGAAGACTACGCTCATTCCGGGCATGTCGTCGCTACGGCAGATGGAGCTAAGGCTCTCTCCGCTGGCGATGCGCTCAAGGATGGCGTCTCTGGTTTCGGGGGGGTACATGCCTGCCTCTAGGGTGGCTCATGCGGAATCGCCGCAAGACGAAAAAAAGCCGCCTCGATTGCTCGGGCGGCGTCAGATGCGCAAACTCAAGAGACAACTTGGGCCTGCGGGTGTCAATATAGAAGC